ACACCGAGGCTGGCCTTACGGCCGGGTTAAGTAGCGCATCAGGGGACGTCAAACCCTATGTTAGCTACGACATAACTATCCCAGTTACGCCACGTATCAGCACTATCACTAGCTGCTGTGCCGTTTTGGAGCTGCTCCCATATCTGGGGTCTTGAATCCCAATTAGGAGCAATCCCTGATCGAAGGCGATAGCTGGCCCTCTCCTTGCGGAGGAGGACACAACCCTCGCTGATGTAACCGCCCAGGAAAGCAATCCCCAACCCTTCCGGGTTGTATATACGGGACCGCTCTCCCTTAGGTACACACACGCACTCATTGTCGGTATCAATGGTGATACGTTTTGGCTCCTGAGTCCACTTAGAGTATCGAGTGGATCCATTCGCACTGTATCGCCACTTGGCCTTGATGAATGACGCGGGGACATGTATACCAGCATCGTCTGACTCCCACCTTGGCACAAACCGTAATTTACTCGGTTTAATGCTTCGGGTGAGTAAACCAACCAGCTCGTGCAATGGGGTATCCCACCGAGCTGACCAGCGGTTCAGACGATTGATGGCGGAAAAGATATCTTGTGGTGTCTCGAAGCGTTCAAGATAGACGCCCCGTATATCGTGACCTCGATAAAAGTCACCACCACAGGATTCCCGAAACGAGCCGTTATTAAACGACTTCCCACTGTTAACGGAGAAACCAAGGAGCGTCAGGAGACGCACCACCATGTCATAGCTTTCGCCATGACAGATGATGTCATCGCCATTCACCCCGAAGTTCCCCATATACGAGCCACGCGGCCTCCATAACGGCAGGCCACGCAACTCGTAAACAGCGGCCACGCAACACCCGAAGATGAGTGTTTGTAACGGAAAAGTATAGCCGTTACCCATCGTCGAGATCATATGTAGCTCAATGTCCACCCCTTTATAGGAGGACACAGGCGAACGCAACATAAGCAATGGCCCCAGAAACCAACTGGGAAACAACCACTTACATAGGTTCAGCGAGACAGTATCAGAAGCGGACGACAAATCAATGGTTGCTAAACCACCTTTCTGCCACCTGTTTTCCCCTACCATTGGAACCGTAAGGGAACCGATACGTGCAAGAGCACGATTCCGAGATTGCTGCTGCTGAAGATCTATTCCTAGACCCTTTCGCAGCGAGTTCTCAAGGAGTTTTCCAAAACCAAGCTGATAAAACATATTCAGCGAAGGCTCTGTACATATGGTGCGTGAAATCTCGTTACTCTTTGGAACAAACGAGAGCGAGTTACCCTTGACGACCTTCACCGCCCCAAAACTGGAAGCACGTTGCCTTTCGGCAGCTTTCCAACGGGGATCGAATGAAGCGCTACACGTATACAAGTCGTGTAGACCTGATGATGTAGCAGTCAGCGGCGAGGAGAATAACTTCGTGTAGAAATCATCACCATGCGCACCGATGCTAGCACCTGGCCCACAGTAGCCCTTACAGAATGCATCCTGAAAGGACCATGTGGTTCGCACATGCTCATCAAGAAACTCATGAGCCACCTTCCTCAGGTGACCTAAGAGGAGTTCATCGACGTAACTTGTGCCACCTACTTGGAATTCCTTCTGCAGTGTATTAACAGAAAGGAACTTATCCAAGGCACGCGACTCAACCAGAGAAGCATCGCGAACATCAACCCACTTTTTTAGGAGCGAGTTTCGCATCTGGATATGAGCAGCGTGCCGAGGACTAATCAGCTCTGGGGGTATCACTACCCCCGGATTACTGGGTCCAAGATCAGATTCTAAGGCTGAGTAAAGAACGCGGGGACTATGGTCCATGGGCGTTAACCTCACGTACGTTGTTGAGAAGTGGCTAGAAAGCCACGACGACGGCTTTAAGCACGGCCGGTGACAATGGCGTCCCCGATATCAATCGAGTTCGTCCACAGCCAACCGGCCAGCAGTGAAATAGCCGCCCTGACGCTGGTGGGGTCCGCATCGGGTGCACCCACGGGGACGTTGAAGATCACATCGATCTGCATAATCTCCGTGAGAGCAGTACCAGACTGCGTACTCGTAGCGACGCCCTTACGGACGTTCGCCTTCCAGACATCACGACCACTCGTACGTACGGCCTGACCCAGCTCGTTGACTGCCAGCGGTTTAAAACTTGCCGGCTTAAACGCAGCGAGGGTGAAGGGCTGCCCAATGGTAGACGCCTCCACGTTCGTCTGTGTGCCACCCAAAGCGGTGACAACCCACTGACTAGCGTTCACCGTAGGCGCCTTATCGGCCGCCAGGGTGAAGGTTGGAGACGTAAGCCCCGTTGCCGGGGCGCCCGTAACAGGGGACGTTGCAAGAAGGGTCATTTGAGACCTCGGGTGATTGGTTATGGCTTTGGTTAACCAGAAGCATCTAAATACGGAGGTACCTAGACACCGCCCGGGAACGACCAAAAAGCGCTCCTAGGTTTATCCATTTTGTAGAAAATCCCGGCCATTTCCAGGTCAATGAAGGTAGAACCTGGTCAAAGTAGGGCTTCCGTTCAACGGATACATGGGCCAAAGAAAAGGGCCTTAACGCCGGTTCATCCGAAAGCACAGTGATATCACCGATGACTAATCCAGATAACCCGTGGGGAATGTAAATCCACTTATAAGTGGAAGACCCACGTATAACCTGGCACTGCCACCGAAGATCACTCCGTGCTTGCGAGTATGCATCGATCACATCCCCAGCATTGGAGAAATAATCAGCAATAAACGTTGCAGGTATTAGGTTGTAGACCGTAGGTACAAAGTCCGACCAAGTAAGGCCGAACAACTTGTACTCAAAGTCTCGGTCACCCGCTACACTACACGCCATCTGGCCGTAGAACTTAACGGTATTCTTGCGAACACTCGTAAATTCACTATCAAAGCGATGCAAGTTCGAATTCCAGCTCACGTTCTCTGAGTAGATGTGGTTAACCAGCTCTTCCTCGACACCCGACGCCTGAACACGGACGTAAACATCACGAGCCGTAGTCAAAGCAGCGAGTGCGCGGGCAGCTGATGCCACATCAGAGAACAATGGGGCAAGACCGAACTGCGCTTCTAGCCAGGCATCTGCAATATAAGCACCCCGTCGGGGGATCCCTACTTTCCTGCCGTACTTCAAGAGTCGGCTAAGGTAGGAATTAATCCCTTTACGGATGCTTTTGAGCGGATGCTGGAACAAATGCAAAGTCTCCCGCAGTTCGCCTAGAAATTGCCCAGATTGAAACTCTTCCTGGGCAGCTCGACAGCGACTGTAGAAGGCCGAAAGCGCAAGGTTGTAAGTGTGCGAATCTACTGTTGGAGTTGAAGAAGGTAGCTGAAGGGGATCTAACCCCGGAAGCCACCCGTACTCACTCAGGTAGAAGTCCTTAGGCACGATACCCGGTGGCGGTCCGGCAACATAACAGCCGACAACGCCAACCGTTAACCATGTCGAGGATCCACCCTTTTGCACATACTTAGTACCACGGAAATAAGTGGTAGCATTCATATGAGCCGCGATCTGGGCTTTGAAGTCGGGATTAGAATACCCTTCCTTAGTATTAATCAATTCGACAGGGCCAAAATCAGCGTTGCTACTGCTGAATCCGCCACAATCGAGCTGGTCAAGACTCCCAGGAACAAAAATAACATCGCGAGTGAAACCGTACATAATGTACTCCAATTAGGTGGGAAAGCCCCACCGCAATAGCGCAGCAGGCGTAACCTGCAAATAGTGCGCCCTCACG